AAACCTAGAAAAAGGATTACATGAGTAATGATTTAAAATGGATGCTTTCATCCGACCAGCAATTCCCATATCAAGATGATAAAGCCATTGAGCTATGGTTTAAGGTTATAAAATGGTTTAAGCCAGATGTTGTAGATTATCTTGGGGATACAGATGATCAAGCTTGCTATAGTAAATATACAGAAGGTCGTTCTGCAGAATTTATGCAATTGCATAAAGATGATAGTAAAGACCTTATTGTTCCTATGATGCGACATGAAGCAAAAGGTGCAAGAGATTTTTATGCTAAGACCCGTGAAATGCTTCCAGACGCACAATTATTTTCTGCATTAGGAAATCATGATATTAGAATTTTTGATTATATTGATAAGAAGCTTCCAGACTATGCCAAAGACGTAACACCAGAATCTTTGTGGTCTTTAGATTCTCTTGGTTATGAATATATTTATTACAACGAATTGCCAAAGCAACGTTTTGGTGATATTCACGTCCATCATGGTCTTTCAATTGCTGACACTGGTGCAGTAAGAAAAGATATTGATGATTTGCAAATTTCTTTAATTAGAGGACATTCTCATAGAATTGCCTCACACTTTCAAACATATGAACTCCCATTAGCCACTGGTGGCAGAACAATTCGTGGATATGAAATTGGACATATGTGTGATGAAAAAAGTTCTGGTATGAAATACACACAGAACCACAATTGGCAAAAAGGTTTTGCTATCGCACACATTGAGAATGGTGAACATCCTCATGTGCAGATAGTAGAAATTTCCCCCAGTTACACTTGTGTAGTTGATGGAAAATTATTTTCTGTATAGGAAATAAATAGTAGATGTAATAAAAATTAATTATAAAAAGGTTTCAAATCCTGTTCATAAGAACAACATCTACACTAACAATAAGGAGAAAAAAAATGAAGATTAATCAAGCAATGATTGAATCTTATGTTCGTAACTTGGTAGGTCAAATTATTGGAGCAACAACAATTGTTGCAGCAACAACAAATTTGACTATTCTAAGTTTTGGTGGACACGAGTGGTTGCTAGTAGCAAACTCTCTATGGGCATCCCTTGTTCCAGTAGCGCTACGCTATTTTAACAAAAAGGATCCTGCGTTTGGCGTAGTTGCAGAACTTGCAACTTCTGCTTTCACTAAAAAGCTAGATGCGGCTTTAAAGCCAAAGAAAGCTACTGCTAAGAAGCCAGCTTCTAAGTAGGATACAGAAAAACTAAATAATGTATTGTAATAAATGTAATGGCAGAGTTGTTGTAGACAGGGTTTATTCCCAAAAAATCCGTGTTGAACTGTATTGCATTATGTGTGGGAATAGATGGATGATCAAGAGAGATTCAAGGTTCGGTATATGGCTGTCAAAAAACGAGGAAAGACTTCATCAAAACTACGGTACTTCTATTTAAATACCAAGCTTTATAAAGTCTTAAGACAATCAAGAGCAGAAGATCTTATGGTCGCCTGGGATTACGAGATGGGTAAGCGTGTAGCGTTTGTATTAACTGATGTTAAAAATAATATGCAAAACGCTTACCCTCTTTCCAAAGTTTGTAAAATTATAGGAAGACATGAAGATACGATCAAAAGACATTTATACGCAGGTAATATTAAAAAGCCACAACAGGTTTATTCTTTAAATGGAAAAAAAACTCCAGGTAAATACTATTGGAGTGAAGATGATATGAGAGAAATGCATGAATTTTTTAAAACTGTCCACAGGGGCAGGCCTAGAAATGATGGAGAGATTCATCCAGGTAACATGCCTAGCAGAGCGGAAATAGAAGCAATGATGAGACAGGAAAACATTTTATATGTTAAAAATAACGATGGGACATTTAGTCCAGTTTGGAAACAACCCGAATGGTAGAGAATAATAAATTAAGTAAAGAAGCAAAACAAACACTTGATTCTGCAATTAGAGTCCTTGAGTATGCTATGGAGATAGCTGGACAAAAAGAAGACCTAGATGCTATGATAGCAATATCGGATCGCTTGATGATGCTTTATCAACATTTGGCTGATAAGAATGTAAAAAAGTTTAAGCCAGGATTTGGTTTATCACCTAGAGAAGAGGATAAAAAAGATGAGCAATTTGACGAATAGTACATCAGGTAAATCAACTGTTGTTAAAATTGATTTACAATTTACTCGCAATTTAGGTAATTATGAAAGTCTTAAAGTTGGAATTGGTATTGAAGATTTTCAACGAAATGGTGAAACAATTGACGAAGCCACTAATAGAGTTTATGATTTTGTAGAAAAAAAGTTAATGGAAAAAGTTAACGAAATAGAGGAAGAGCTAAAGGCTAAAAAGAAATGACCAAAGATGAAGCAAGGTTAGCCTACGGTTTAGTTGGGTTCTATTGTGCTTTATACAAACAGTCTTATGGCAAAGTTCCAGTTGTAAATCGTTATCGTGAAAAGTGGGCAATGCAAGATGTTATTGATAGCATTGGATATGATAGATCAAAAGAACTACTTGAATATTATTTTAAAACAAGTCGCCCAGGCCATCCAATACAATGGTTCTTTTATAATTTTGAAAAAATAGATTTAACGCTTACTCAAATTGAGCAAGACAAATTACGTCGTGAATTAATTAGAGCAAAAACAAAAACTATGGTTGAAGAAAGAGACAATGAATACAGAGTCAGCAGTAATAACAGCAATATGTGAGAACAAAGATATTTCAGTTGTAATGGCTGGCAATATTGATGAAGTCTTTACTTCACACAGAGATGTGTGGGAAGGCTTAAAATCTTACTATTTAAAGTTTAAGGCTGTACCTGACGTTTCCGTACTTACTGAAAAGTTTAAAGATTTTGAACCTACAAAAACTAAAGGCGAAACAGCCTACTACTTAGATCAACTTAAAAACGAATATCTTGCTTCCCGCCTACGCAACCTATTACTTTCCTCTGGAGCAAGCTTAAAAACAGAAGCTTCTGGTAGAGTCATTGCACAAATGCAAGCAGAACTTGCAACACTTAATAAGTTAACCTCTAATGTTAGAGATGTTGATTTAACTGATTATGAAGAAGCAGGTAAACATTTTCAAGCAATTAAAGACCGTTCAGATGCAATGGGCGGCAGCCCAGGAATAATGACTGGCTTTAAAGCAATTGATTATGCGTATCCTACAGGAATGGCTCCAGGACACCTTATTGTCATGATTGGTTGGCCTGGTAAGGGTAAGACTTGGTTCTCGTCTTATTTGGCCTGCAAAGCCTGGGAACAGGGCTTTAAACCAATGATTGTATCCCTTGAAATGACACCTGAGAATATGCGTGATCGTATTTATACTATGATGGGGTCGGGATTGTTTAAGGCTTCAGACTTTGCTAGAGGAGATATTAATATTGATCAATTTAATGACTGGGGTTTAAAGAAGTTTGCTGATAAAAATCAATTTATCTTAGTATCAAATGAGGGCATGGGAGAAGTAACTCCAAATGTTATTCAAGCAAAGATTGATCAATATAAGCCAGATATTGTTATTCTTGATTATCATCAGTTATTTAGTGATAATCAAAATTCAAAAGGTCCTACAGAACGTAACATGAATATTTCTAAATCTTTTAAAAAGTTGGCAATGTCTAATAACATTCCAATTATTGACATTACTGCTGCAACCGCAGAAGAAGTAGCAGATCATGATTCACCACCAATGTTGAGTCAAGTTGCTTGGTCAAAAGCAATTGAGTATGATGCTGATATGGCTATGGCAATTCATAAAAATCCTGATAGCAATATTATGGAAATTGTAAGTCGTAAGAACCGTCATGGAACTGAATTTGGAATGTATTTGGATTGGGATCTTAATCGGGGAATTGTTAAAGAAGTCTACGATGTTCCTATTGGATAATATGTAATGTCTAGCTAACTTGGTATAATTATCAAGACAGTTAGGCAGCCATGTACCCAAGAAAAATACATGACTTTTGGATAAGTGGAACCATCATTGATGATTCCAAACTTCAAATTTCTAGAGAGAATTATGAAAGGCTTTTAGTCCAGCAGATGCGGGACAAGGGCTATATTCCTGTACTTGACATACAGCCACAATTTAATATAAAATATAATGAAGATAAAGATCACTACACCTTTAATCTAGTTATGTACGGGATGTATCTTGGGAAAGCCAAAGCACTAAAATATGAAGGTTTCTCAGGACAGAGTTTAATACCTAAAGGATAAAAAATGTTAGATGCATATACTAAAGCGGATCTCCGCTCTATTCTGCGTTCCTGCAATATAGATGTTGTATCTGAAACAGGTACAGACTTTTTATGTTTGTGTCCTTTTCATCATAATGTTGATTCTCCAGCTTTTGCAGTAAGTTATTCAAAAGGTCTTTATATTTGTTATAATCAAAACTGCGATTCATCTGGAACTGTGTTAGACCTTGTAAAATTACTTACAAATAGAAATGATTTTGAAGCTTTGAGATTTATTTCTCAAAATAAGCAAACAGCAGAAGATGCATTTGAAGATGGACTTAAAGATTTGCTTGATGAAAAGCCAGAGTTTGTTGCTTTTCCAAAAGAAACATTAGAGAAGTTATATAATGAACTTGCAACAACGCCAGCTGCTTTAGAATATTTTAATTCACGTCAGATAGGTTTATCTGCAATATCACATTTTAAACTTGGCTATTCTTCTAATATGGGTATGGTTACAGTGCCGTTACATTCACCAGATGGTTTGCCAGTAGGTATTATTGGCAGATCAATTACTGATAAAAAGTTTAAAAATAGTGTTAACTTACCACGCAATAAGACTATGTTTAATTTACATCGTGCTAAGCGTGAGGGCGGAACTATTATTGTTGTTGAGTCTAGCTTTGATGCTATTCGTTTATGGCAAGCGGGATATCCAAATGCAGTAGCCACACTAGGTGGAAGCATATCAGACATTAATATACAAAATTTAAATAAGTATTCATCTACAATAATTTTAATGACAGATAATGATTCAGCAGGTCGTGCGTTAGGCAATACAATTGCTAATAGATTAAAGAGTAAAAATGTTTTGTGGGCTAAATATGACCACAATAATATCTATCCTAATTCTGCTAAAGATGTAGGAGATATGACGGATGAAGAAATAAAACAATGTATAAAAAATGCTATTCCGCATTTTGAATACGCCAATATCTAGTAGACAAAGCAGGTCTAAACTGATATAATGATAATAATAGGACACAATATAGTCCACTACATAAGGAGAAAACATGGGTATAGTAACAGGCTTGAAGGCAATGAACCTTCAAATGGAACAAAAATCACATTCAAGTGATTCGCAAAAAGGAAGATGGCTACAACTTAAAGATGGTCAATCATTAAAAATCCGCTTCATGCAAGAAATTGATCCAGACTCACCAACATATGTTGAAAAAGCTGGTCTAGCGTTTATTGCAATTGAACACACAAATCCAGGAGACTACAAGCGTAAAGCGCTTTGTACTATTGAAGATCAAGGTCGTTGCTACGGATGCGAAATGCATCGTCGTGACCCGAAGGCTGGCTGGAAAGGCCGTCAACGCTTTTACGCAAATGTATTAGTTGATGATGGTACAGAAGAGCCATACGTTGCAATCTTTTCACAGGGCGTAGGTCCAAAGTCAGCAACTCAAGAAGTTGTTTCATATGCGGGAGAAACTGGAAGCATCACAAATCTTAACTGGAAGCTAAAGCGCACAGGTGAGAAGACTGATACAAATTATTCAATTATTCCACTTCCAACTGCATCAGCAGAAGCAATTGATTTTGATAAGTATGAATTGCTTGACCTTTCAAAAACAGCAGTACGAGATGTTCAATATCCAGAGCAAGAAAATTTCTACTTTGGAATTACTTCTGAATCATCAAGTGCAGAATCATCATCCACTTCATCCGCTGTTGAGTGGTAATAACTAACTAATAGAAAGTTAAACATGTCTGACTTTGTTCATTTGCATGTCCATTCGCATTATTCGCTTATGGATGGTTTAAATACACCAAACGAGTTACTCGTTGCTGCAAAAAATCAAGGTCAGGCATGTTTGGCTATTACTGATCATGGTTCTCTATCTTCTCATAGAGATATGCAGATTGCTGCAAAAGAACTTGGAATGAAGCCAATTCTTGGTCTTGAAGCTTATATTTCAGAAACAGATCGTTTTGACAAAAGAGCAGTAGCAAAAAGAGAAGATAATACCTCTCTTTACTCACACATTATTTTATTGGCAAAAAATGATTTAGGTTTAAAAAATCTTCAAAAGCTTTCTCAGATTGCTTGGACAGAAGGTTATTACCATAAACCAAGAATTGATATGGAAGTTCTTTTTGAGTTTGGTGACGGTATAATTGTATTGTCTGGTTGCATGGGTGGAATTATTTCTAAAGCTATTGAGCGTGGGGATAATGAAAAAGCAAGAGAATATACTAAGATGTTAAAAGATCGTTTTGATAAAGATTTTTATATTGAAGTTCAAGCACATAACCCAGATAGTTTAAATACTGCTTTACTTGCATTAGCAGATGAATTTAAAATACAGCCAGTAGCAACGGGGGATTGTCATTTTGCAGTTAAAGAAGAACGGGATTTGGAAGAACTTTTGCTTATCCTATCTACCAAACCAACACAAAACAAAGAAGCAGATTATACAAGTGGTCGTTTACGATCTAATATTATTGATAGGTTTGACCATCTTTATCCCAATCGCCCTATTTCTTTCGCTGACATTAACGTTTTTATTCAATCCCGCACTGAAATTGAAGAAGACTTTATCAAAGCGGGGATTACACGCAAAGACATTTATGAATCATCAGTAGAGATTGCTAATAAGATTGAAGCATATGATTTTCACGAAAATCTAGATTTGCTTCCAGTACCAAAGAAAAATGCATTAAAAACAGTAAAAGATTTATGTGAAAAGTCTCTAGTAGAAATGGGTTTAGATAATGAGACATACAGAGAAAGACTCAAAGAAGAGCTTCAAGTTATTTCCGATAAAAACTTTGCTAGCTATTTCCTTGTTGTTGGGGATATGGTTGGTTGGGCAAAAGAAAATGAAATCCTTGTTGGACCAGGAAGAGGATCTGCAGCAGGATCGTTAGTATGTTATTTAATGGGTATTACAGAAGTAGACCCAATTAAATATGATTTGCTTTTTTTCCGTTTTATTAATCCAGAGCGTAATGACTTTCCAGATATTGATACAGACTTTATGGACCGTCGTCGTGGTGAGGTTAAAGAATATCTTCGCAAGAAGTTTAAACATGTTGCTTCTATTTCTACCTTTCAGTATTTTAAAGATAAAGGTGTAATTAAAGACGTTGCACGTACTTTCCTAGTACCACTTAAAGAAGTTGAAAGAACGCTTAAGCATGTTGAAACTTTTGAAGAATATGAAACAAGCCCTAACACAGAAGAGTTTAGAAAGAAGTATCCTGAAGTAACAAAATATGCTTCAATGCTTCGTGGAAAAATTCGTGGCAATGGAATGCATGCAGCGGGAGTTGTAGTTGCAAAAGATGATATTAGCAAGTATGTCCCAATTGAAACACGTAAAGACCCAAACGATTCAGTATCTGGTCGTATCCCAGTTGTTGCATATGATATGGAACAAACAGCAGATTTAGGCTTAATTAAACTTGATGTACTTGGACTTAAAACTTTATCAGTTATTGATGATACATTAAAAACTATTGAAAAGATTAGTAAGAAAAAGATTGACCTTAAATCTTTAACGCTGGATGATCCTAAAGTATTTCAAATGCTTTCAAATGGATTTACTAAAGGTGTGTTTCAAGCAGAAGCAACTCCTTATACAAATCTTCTTATGAAAATGGGTGTAAGCACGTTTGAAGATCTTGCTGCGTCTAACGCATTAGTTCGTCCAGGCGCTATGAATACAGTGGGCGGATCTTATGTACGTCGCAAAAAAGGTGATGAGATGGTTACGTATGCTCATCCAATTATGCACGAATTTACAGAGCGTACATATGGAGTTATTATTTATCAGGAACAAGTTATGCAAGCTTGCGTTCATTTGGGCGGGATGACTTGGATGGATGCAGATAAAGTAAGAAAAATTATTGGAAAGAAAAAAGATGCTAAAGAGTTTGATATATATAAAGACCAGTTTATCTCAGGTGCTTCAAATCATATTACACCCGAAGATGCCGCAAAATTATGGCACGACTTCGAAGCTCACGCTGGTTATTCTTTTAACCGTTCTCACGCCATTGCGTATTCTATGCTTAGCTATTATACTGCTTGGCTTAAATGTTATTACCCTCTTGAGTTTATGTTTGCCATTCTCAAGAACGAAAAAGATAAAGATGCTAGAACTGATTATTTACTCGAAGCCAAGCGTCTGGGCATTAAAGTCTTGCTCCCGCATATCAACGAATCTGAACTCGATTTTACTATTCAAGGAAACTCTATAAGATTTGGTTTATCTAATATTAAATACATTTCAGATAATATTGGAAGTAAAATTACAGCATTAAGACCTTTTAAAAATTATAAAGATTTTACTGATAAAACAATACAAAAAGGTAGTGGTATTAATTCAAGAGCGCTTGATTCTCTTAATATGATTGGCGCTTCTGCATTTCCTGATAACCCACGCACAGGAAATGAAAATGAAAACTTATATGAATATCTTGGCATTCCTAAATTTGATACTGGAAAGCTAAGCCCATCTATTAAAGCACAGGTAAGCCCCCTCCAGGAGTTCCTAGAAGAGGGATGCTTTGTTTTGCTTGCAATGGTTAAGTCTATTAAAAAAGGGACGGGATGGAGCCGTGTAGAGCTTGTAGATGATACTGGTTCTGTAGGTATATTTCATAGTGAACAAACACAAATTGAAACAGGAATGATGTATTTCTTTTTAGTTGGAGATAACCGTATTCACAAATATGTGACTATTGATGATGTAGTAAACAAGATTGATGATCCATTTGTTCAATGGCTATACAAAGATAAGTTAAAGATTGATTCAGGTAAACGTTTAGTTCTTGATTTTACACATTATAAAACAAAAGCTAATAAAATGATGGCTCATATTATATTATCTGATGCAGATAAGACTTTAGAAAGAGTTATTGCTTTTCCAAAACTTTATACAAAAGCGTTGGGAAAGATGCAGGCGGGAATGATTTGTGATCCCGCTATTGCTGAAATGGATGATGGAACGATATATGTAAAGGAGGTAGGATAATGACAGACAAAGTTGTTAAAAATGAAAATGACGTAAGAATTGGTATTGAACAAATCGTAGCATCAATTTTATCAAAATTCGGACCCACAGAAGTTACGTTAGAACAATTGCTAGAAGACTATTCAAATAAAAGTATTGCTGTAAATCAAGATCCAGAAACCAAAAATTTTATTTTTGAGTTGACAGATATTGAAAAAATAGAATCAGAGAAATAGTGTATAATATAAGTATATGGCTAAATCCTACATACTTAAAGGTACGGAAAGCGAATTTTTGCTAGTAATTAGAGCAGAAGACGAAAAAATAATCTATAACATCATAGATTTTTTAGTAACCAGTAGAAGTGAACAAATCAGGGAACTGGCAATTGAATTAGAAAAGAGTATGAATGATAACCGAAGAGATCTTGGCGAAGCTGGATCCAAAAACAAGAGCAAGAGTACAACTAGCAACAAAGATAAGCGTAGAAAAACAAAGAACTCCTAGTATTGGATTAAATTTAGCATTAAAAGGCGGATTAGGTTTTGGTCGTCAAGTTTTAGTATGGGGAAACAAATCTGCTGGTAAATCTTCTTTTTGTTTACAAATGATTGCTGATGCTCAAAAAAATGGAAAAACTTGTGCTTGGATAGATGCAGAAGCATCATATGATGTTGCTTGGGCTAAATCTTTAGGTGTTGATTCAGATTCTTTAATTTATTCTCCCGCTAAATCTATTAATGACATGGTTGATATTGCTCAACAATTAATGGAAGCAGGAGTAGACATTATTGTTGTAGATTCTATTTCAGCGTTACTTCCCGCTATTTATTTTGAAAAAGATAGTACAAACCTTAAAAAATTAGAAGACACTAAACAAATTGGTGCGGAAGCAAAAGATATGACGCATGCAGTTAAAATGCTTAATTATGCTAATAAAAATACATTGCTTGTTTTAATTTCTCAACAAAGAAATCAATTTGGTTCTATGCATGCTTCTCATATTCCTACTGGAGGAATGGCTGTAAAGTTCTTTTCATCAACTGTAATTAAACTATGGTCTTCAGAAGCTGAAGCAAATGCAATTAAATCTGGTATACAAGTTGGTGATAAAATAATTGAACAAAAGGTTGGGCGACCAGTAAATTGGATTATTGATTATAATAAGCTTGGGCCACCAAATCTTTCAGGACAATATGATTTTTATTATCAAGGAGAAACTTTAGGAGTAGATCTTATTGGAGAAGTACTTGATACAAGCGAAATGATGGGCCTTGTGCAAAAAGGCGGAGCTTGGTATACTGTAAATGGAGAACGTTTTCAAGGACGTGCTAAATCTATAGAGTATTTAAAAAACAATCCCGATGTTGTTGAAAAATTAAAAGAAGGTATATACAAATGATTACAAAAACTTTAGACTTGGGTTGCGGAGAAACACCAAAAAATCCTTATAATGCAGATAAGTTTTATGGAATTGATATTGCCAATGTTGGAAATGATAACATTCGTATTGCCGACCTTGCTTTTGAAAAAATTCCATTTGAAAATAGTGTATTTGATTATGTAACGGGATATGATTTTATTGAGCATATACCAAGAATTTTTAATGTTAATGGGAAAAGAACTCAACCGTTTATTGATTTAATGAGTGAAGTTTCTCGTGTTTTAAAAGTAGGTGGAATTGCTAGATTTCATACTCCAGCATATCCTCACCCTGAAGCTTTTCAAGATCCCCAACATGTTAATGTTATTACTGAAAAAACAGTAAATTATTTTGTTAACCCTACACATTCTAATAATTGGGACCATTATTCAATAAGACTTGGAAGACAATATGGTTTTAACGGGGCGTTTGAATTAATATCACAACATTGGGATGTTAATGTACCATATCATTTAGTTTGGGAATTGAGATGTGTTAAATAAAATGACAAGTCTTGAAGATTTTTTAAAAAATGAAAAAAAGCAAGTGCCAATAAAAAAGGAACCAACTGGTGGATCTTTTTCTTGTCAGCATGAAGACTGTAATGAAGTCGTGAGCGATGGATATATTGATAGATATAATAATAGATTGCATTGGGTATGCATAAACGGTCATGAATCAAGTGTGATTGTCTAATGTCAGAACGTGGAGAAATAAAACGTGATGGAGCAAAAGGACAAAAAAATTCTGGTCGTGGTGACTATCAAAAAGGTGATGCAATTTGGGGCCAATTTTTAGTTGATTATAAAGAATATGCAAAATCTATATCTATTAATAAAGAAATTTGGGCAAAAATTTGTACTGATACGTTTAAAGTATCTCGTGATAAATATCCAGTTCTTAAATTAATTTTAGGCGGGGATGGTCAAAAAACTAGACTTGCAGTAATTGAATGGGCATTGTTTGAACAAATGGTTGAGTGTTGGGAGACGCATAATGATAAGTGAAGTTATTAAAACTACAATTACAGGAATGGGTGTAGGGGCAGCATTTGCTTTGTTTAAATTGCCAGTACCAGCACCTCCAGTATTTGCTGGATTAATGGGAATTTTTGGTTTGTGGCTTGGGTATGGATTGATAGTTAGGTTTATTTAATGATAAAAGATGAAGATTTAAATGAATTTCAAATTTGGTTTAATAATGGCGTAGAGCGTAAATGGATTACTGAAATGTTTTGCGCTACCCATGATGGCGTTCCTTCACTAACTGAAGAAGAAGAAAATGAATGGGAAGAAGGCGGAGACCCTTGCCAGTTCTGTGTTAGGATAATGGAATGACAGATAAACCAGTTATTGAATTAATCAGCGAACTTACAGAGTTTAATGATATGAAAACATACATGAATGATCCAGATCTTGATTACGCTCTTGATTTGATTATTAAACTTATTGCTAAGCCAGATGTTCCATCTAGCAAAGCTCCAGATCTTATTGTAAAAATGCAAGCGTTGTCTGCTAAATTTGCTTTGATGGCTAGGTATTACACTACTTTTGAAAAAGGTGGGGAAAATGCAAAGAAAAAGAACGTATACTTTACAGCAGAAGAAGCAATCAATAAGCTGGTTGATGCTCTTAAATATTCAGCAAAATATGGAGCATAATGGGAAGAGATATAATTGCTAATTTAAAGTTTAAAAAGATAGCGGATCCAGATGGATTTGATCCAATCAAATTTGCAGAAATGTATGAGGAGGCAGTATTAAGTGGAAAAAGACCAGACGAATTTACACAAAAGAAAACATTTAGCCCTAGTGGTGTTGGTTATGGTAACGGTAACTGCCCTAGATATTGGTTCATTGCTTTTAATGGTGCAGAGTTTACAAATGAAACCGATGCTATGGGTATCGTTAATATGGATAATGGTACGTATGTCCATGATCGCATTCAGAAGGTCATGGCTAAAATCCCAGTATTCAAAGCAAATGAAACAGAAGTTACCCATGATGATCCACCGATTAGAGGATTTGCAGACACTTTTATTGAATGGAATGGAAAAGAAGTAGTAGGAGAAATTAAATCTGCTAAACAAGAAATATTTGATATTAGACAAGCAGAAATGGAAGGCTTGCCATATCATAAAGTTCAACTTTTAACATACATGAAAATTCGTGGCGCTCAACAGGGATTCTTTTTTTATGAAAATAAAAATGACAATAGTTTTTTAATTGTTCCAATTAATATGGATGAAAAGAATACTAATTTAATTAACGGTGTTTGGGATTGGATGCGTAAAGTTTATGGTGCATATGAAGCAGGAACTCTTCCAGAAAGAACTTTTACTAAGTCTCAATGGGCTTGTAAAGGATGCCCAGTAAAAACAGTATGTTGGAAAGACATGAAAAATGAAGAGGGTGATGTTTATATTGAACCTTTGGTGCTTCAAAAATGATATGTGCTTATGAAGAATGCAATAATGAATTTGAAGCAAAAACACATAATCAAAAATATTGTTCTGATGAATGTTGTAGAATAGCAACAAATCAAAAATTAAAGGAAGCTTATTACGAAAAAAAAGATAGACTATCTGGCAAAGAAAGAATTTGTAAAAATAAAGATTGTAATGTTATTTTAAGTAGATACAATTCAGGTAGAATTTGTGACAAATGCATTAGTGCTGAAAAAGAAAAAGAGCGTATATTTTTGGTAAACATGGTGAAAAGTGTCTCTGGCAAAATTAATTAAACCAAGATCAAATAGGGTTTTAGGCATAGATGCTAGCACTAATAGTATTGCTTTTTGTTTAATGGAAAATAAAAAAGCCATTAAATGGGGTGAGATTACGTTTGAAGGTTTAGATGTTTATCAAAGGATACTTGATGCAAAAAGAAAGATTAAAGCTTTTAAAAAAGAGCTTGATACAGATTTTGTTGTCATAGAAGCAGCCATATCTGTAAAATCTGTTCATACGGGAATTAAGATGGCATACGTATTTGGTGCTATAATGGGAGAGTTACTTAGTGATAATATGCAAGTGGTTGAAGTTCATCCTATAACCTGGCAATCATATATTGGTAATAAAAACTTTAACAAAATAGAGAAGCAGGCGATAAAAAATGAGTTCCCCGAAAAATCCGACACATGGATCAAAGGAAAAATCAGAGAGCGTAGAAAACAACGCACTATTGAATTTAGTAGAACGCTGGGCGTTAAAACTCAGTCCGATAATGTCGCTGATGCGGCGGGAATAGCTTGGTATGCGGTCAATGAAATTATATGATAGTAAAGCTTGGGTACATAAAAGATATGTGCTTGAGAAAAAAACAATTCGTGAAATGGCAATGGAAGCTAATTGCTCTCACATGACTATTCAAAGAGTATTGCAACAACATGGCTTTATAAAAAAACCTAGAAAATGGACTAAGTAGTGGATTTTCCAAATTATGATTGCGTGAATTTAGATTCAACAACAGATGAAAATATTGAATCAATACCAGTTTTAATTTATCCTGTAATAAATAAATTTGATTTACTTGAAAAATCTCTTGAAGCAATTGATCATCCAATAAATGAAATTTTAATTATTAATAATAGTCATAATGACAACAACACTGTAGGTCTTAAAGAAAAATTTCCTAATTTAAATATTCGAATTTTAAATTTGCCATCAAATTTAGGATGTGCAGCTTCTTGGAATTTAGGCATTAAACTTTATCCACATGTAAAATATTGGATGTTTGGATCTAATGATACTGTAACAAAACCAGGAACACTTAGAGAGTTTGCAGCACAAAGTAAAAGCGATAGAGCTGTATTTACAAAAACGCAACAATACAATATATTTAGTTTGGGAGAAGATATAATTAAGGAAACTGGATTGTTTGATGAATTTTTTTATCCAGTTTATTGGGAAGATGAAGATTATACAGATAGATTTTATGATGAAGGTTTTAAAATACATATAATTAATGCTGATGCTTTTGCTTTAGAAGGTGGTTCACAATCATATAAAAATAATGAATTGTTTATGACAAGAAATTCAATAACAGATAATTTAAATAGAGAATATTTTTATGAAAAGAAAAACAATCATATAAATAGAGGCTGGAATTTAGATCGCAGGAGAAAAAATGAATGGTTTAATTGATATTGTGAATAAGAATGAAATTTTAGTTATATTGCCATCCCGTGGAAGGCCTGAAAAAATTAAACATTTTTATGAATTATTTAAAAAAAATTCAACAATTTCAGACATTTGTTTTGGACTTGATGATGATGATTTTGAATCCTATGGGATTGAAGAGGATGTAATTTATAGTGTTAACAAAAACATGCGTTTATGTCCTAAAATTAATTTTATAGCAAATCAATTTGTAAATGAATATAAATATATTTGTTTTATCGGGGATGATGTTAAAGTAAATACTTATGGCTGGGACAGTATATTGGTAGAACCATTAAAAAATAAAGTTGGCATTTCATATGGCAACGATTATTATCATGGTGAAGGATTACCTAATACATTTATAGTTAATTCTGAAATTATAAAATCTTTAGGATGGTTTGTTCCACCAGTTTTAAATCATTTTTATATGGATAATTTTTATAAAGATTTAGGCAAAGAGCTTGGGATATTACATTATTTTCCTGATGTAAATCTTGAGCATAATCATTATACAAATGGAAAAAATAATTTTGATGATACATATAAAGCCGCAGGTAATATGCAGGAAGATGAAGTAAGGTATAATAGTTATAAGCAATCATCTTTTGCAGATGATGTTAATAAGATTAGGAGTCTTATAAAATGAAGGTAATTGATTGTTTCCCGTTTTTTGATGAATTTTTAATTTTAGATGTTAGATTTAGAGAATTGTATGATGTAGTTGATAAATTTGTTGTTATGGAAGCAAAAGAAACATTTTCTGGTAAAGAAAAACCTTTATACTTATCAGAGTGTTATAAAGAAAGATATGCTCAATATTCTGATAAAATTGAAATTATTGTAGCAGAACGCTCCGAATATGAGGATGTTTGGCAAAGAGAATATTTTCAAAAAGATCACTTATCTAAAGAAAATTTAAAATTTTTAAATCTTGATGACGGAGATCTTATTCTTTTTGCAGATGCAGATGAGATTCCAAGAAGATCTGTGGTTGAAGATTTGAAGAAAAACGGTTTTGATGAAAACGGAGGTTCTTTTCTAGGCCCTTGCTATTATTATAAATTTAATATAATTACATCAGAAAATAGTTGGAGACCCAAATATATTTCTTATGGAAAATTTATTAATTTTGATGCACATCGTCAAAATGAATCTATGCCAGGAATTCAAAATGGTGGCTGGCATTTTTCCTATATAAAAACAGTAGATAAAATTAAAGAAAAAATTGAAGCTTTTTCACATCAAGAATTTAATAATAATGATTTTAACACTGTTGAAATACTTCAAAGTAGAATAGATAATGTTGAAGATATTTTGCAAAGAGGTTGGAATAATCTATCTATAGTTAACATAGATAATTCTTATCCAGAATATATAAAAGAAAATAAACATTTATTGACAGAATGGATAGCATAGTTGTCTATTGTATATACTGGTGGTACATTTGATTTATTTCATTCTGGTCACGTAAATTTATTAAAACGATGTAAAGAAATTGCTGGTAATAATGGAATTGTTGTTGTTTCTTTAAATACAGATGAGTTTATATATAAATATAAAGGTAAATTTCCAGTGTGTAGTCAAGAAGAAAGAAAATCTGTTCTTGAATCTTGCATGTATGTTGACAAAGTTGTTTTGAATGTTGGCGGGTCGGATTCTAAAATTTCTATAGAATTAGCAATGCCAGATTATATTGTTATAGGATCTGATTGGGCTAAAAAAGATTATTACAAGCAAATGAATTTTGATCAAGATTGGCTAGATGAAAGAAGTATAGGGCTTTGTTATGTCCCATATACTAAAACAATTTCATCAACAGAAATTAAAAAAAGGTTAAACAAATGAAAAATGCAATTGTTGTAGGTACAAATATTGGAAGAGAAAAATGGGTGCACGACTGCCTGGAATCTTTAAAAGTTCCTGCAATTGTTGTATCAACTCCAGGATTTGAAGTTGGTCATATAAAATGGATTTATGATAATACATCTATAGAAAGATTTATCTATCTTCAAGATAGTATAGTGGTTAAAAATAATGATTTACTTATGAGCATGTTTGATATTGAGGGTTCTGTTTGTTTAGCAGATAATGGATTTCATATGAATTCTTATCTTGGACTTTATGAAAGAAAAACTTTATCAAAAATGGTAATTCCTGAATCAAAAAACAAAGCAGAATCAATGTTTAATGAAGAAGCTTTTCCAAGACCATATGTTGATCTTTGTGAAAAATTTACTTGCTATCCAACTCCAAGAAAAGAAACTTGGGGAGTTTTTAAACATGACAGAGAAAATTTAATTGAAGAATATGAAATGTTTGAAAAATGGAAAGGCAATTGGGGACAATTTGGAGAGGATTATTACAAAACATTATGAAAAAAGTATTAATAACAGGAGTAGCAGGATTTATGGGAAGTCATCTTGCAGATGAATTTCTTGCAAAAGGCTACAAAGTAATTGGAATTGATAATTTAATAGGTGGTTACTATGAAAATGTTCCAAGCGGTGTAGAATTTTATGCAAAAGATCTGGGAGATTTTGATGCAATCAAAGATCATTTTAAAGGAGTAGACCTTGTTGTTCATACTGCATGTACTGCTTATGAAGGACTTTCTGTATTCTCCCCAGCTCTTGTAACACGCAATACATCTCACATTACAACTGTTGCAGTATCCGCATCTATTAGGGCGGGGGTCAAAAAGTTTGTTCATATGTCCTCTATGGCTAGATACGGAACACAAGATATAGTTCCATTTACAGAAGACATGACACCAAAACCACAAGACCCGTATGGTATTGCTAAATATTCTGCAGAACTTTTAATTAAAAATATATGCGAAACTCACGGCATGAAATATGTAATCTTGGTTCCACATAACATAATTGGATCACGTCAAAAGTTTGATGATCCTTATAGAAATGTAGCATCAATTATGATTAATCGTATGCTTCAAGGTAATCAACCAATTATTTATGGTGATGGCTCTCAAATGCGTTCTTTTTCATTTATGCAAGATGTAATTGATCCACTAATGATTGCATGTGAAACAGATGCAGTTGATGGGCAAATTGTTAATATTGGACCAGATGAAGAATTTATTACAATTAATGAACTAGCTGAAAAAATTGCTGAAATACTTGGATTTGAATTAAATTCAATATACATGCCAGGCAGACCTCAAGAAGTTAAACATGCCAATTGTTCTGCTGATAAAGCAAGACAGTTATTAAACTATAAAACATCTACAACTCTTAAATCAGGCTTGACAGAATTGGCGGAATGGATTAAAATAAAAGGAGCAAGACCATTTAGCTACCACCTACCATTAGAATTTATAACAGATAAAACTCCTAAAACTTGGTCAGAAAGGCTTATGTAATGTCATTTACCCATAAAGTAATTCATATGGAAAAAAGTGTTGATAGAAAGCCAGTAGTAAATAAAATAAATAACATTATGTCTTCTAATTCTAAAGAATTAGAATGCATTTCATATGAAATATCTAATGAAGAACAATTAAAAAAATTTAAATTGGAAAATCCTTTATTTAAATTAGATCCAAGTATAGAATTTAGATATGCAGAAATTGGTGTATGGGCAAGTAATTACAACGCTTGGATTAATTTTTTAAAAACTGATAAAGAGTATCTTGTTTTATTTGAAGATGATGTTTATATCTATCAAGATTTTTGGAAAAGAATTGATGATGTAATAAATCAAATACCATCAGATTGGCAAGCATTTTTCTTTTTAAATTGGAACCCACCATATTATAAAAAGTCTATTCATGATATAGGTAGTGATATTATATGCAAATCTTATCAAGGTCAGTGGCTTGGAGGATATATTTTGAATAGATCTGGTGTCGAATCTATTGTTAAAAATGTACAAGAAAATTTAATATCAGATCCAATTGACATATACATGTTTTATAAGCATGGAAGCTTAAACTCATATACTTTTAAACCAAATGTTGAACCAATTGGTGGGGATTTACGTATGACCACAACAATTCACAATGTAGAAAGAATAAAGGTAAATAATGCTCAATCCAGTATATCCTGATGTAAAACAATTTAGTTGTAGAGATTTATACTTGCATTCTACAGGTGCCCCTTCAGGAAAAAAAATATGGGATGCTTGTCATGAAATAGCAAAGTTGCTTATAGATAAAAATATATCTTATGGTGATTCTGCTTTATCTCCAAATAGGATCTTTGCTCAATCTGATAATGTAGAGCAGCTTAAAGTAAGAATTGATGATAAATTAAATCGTATTCAAAATAATCAAGGCTTTGCAGGAGATAATGATGTTGATGATTTGATTGGTTATTTAATCTTACTTAAAATTGCTATTGACAAGAATAGGGTAAAAGAGGTATAATTAAATATGCCTACATATGAGTATAAATGTTCAGATGATGAAGCTCACATTATTGAAGAAAATAGATCAATAGATGATAGAGATTTATCACTAACATGCCCATGTGGGTCATATATGCACAGAGTTATATCTAAAAATTTTGGCATACAATTTAAAGGGTCAGGGTTTTATAAAACAGATAATGGATAACTCAATAGAACTTGCTGGTCAGTTTGATCAGATGAATAAAGTTGTAGAGGAATTGCTCAAGGGCAACTCCCCCGCAAAGATTGCAAGCAACTTGGGACTGACTAGAGTTCAAGTAGAAAACCATGTAAAAAGTTGGAAAAATTTTGTGCAAGATAGCAAGGTTATCCGTGAACGTGCTAAAGAAGCACTTGCTGGAGCAGATGAGCATTACAATATGCTTATTAAAGAAGCTTGGGATGTTGTTCATGAGGCTGGTGTTGCATCAGAACTTAATACAAAAAATGCAGCATTAAAACTTATTGCTGACATTGAAGCTAAACGTATTGATATGCTTAATAAAGCGGGAGTCCTTGAAAGTGATTCTATGGCTGATCAGATATTAGAGTCAGAAAGAAAACAAGATTTGTTAGTTGGAATATTAAAGGATGTTACTGCAAAATGTGAACACTGTAAGTGGGAAGTTTCCAAAAGATTATCTCAGGTTACAGGACAAATTGAAGCAGTAATAGTAGACTAATGTCAGAATTCAATATCTTTTTAGATGCACTTGAAGGTGATGAATTTGTAGAAAAACCAGCACCACTTGAAGAATTTGTAACAGGTAAAGATTATTTAGGATTGCCTCCTTTATCAGAACATCAATACACAATGATTAAAGCATCTACTCAAATTTATAAGTTAGAAACCTTAATTAAAATTTACGGGGAAGATGAAGGTCGAAAGATCTTTAAACAAACATGTAATGAAGTTATTCTACAGCTGGGTAAGGGTTCTGGTAAGGACTATACATCTACAATTGCTTGTGCATATATGGTGCACTTACTTCTTTGCCTTACAGACCCCGCTAGGTATTATGGAAAGCCACCAGGCGATGCAATTGATATTATTAATATTGCTATTAACGCTGTTCAAGCAAACCGAGTATTCTTTAAAGGCTTTAATCAGCGTATTGAAAAGTCACCTTGGTTTCAAGGCAAATACATATCAAAGGCCAACATGGTTGAATTTGATAAAGGTGTTACAGTTCACTCAGGTCACTCTGAAAGAGAAGCTTGGGAAGGATATAACGTTCTTGTTGTTATTCTTGACGAAATTTCAGGTTTTGATTTGGAATCAACATCTGGAAATGAACAAGCAAAAACAGCATCATCTATTTATAAAATGTATCGTGCATCCGTAAACTCTCGTTTTCCAGATTTTGGTAAAGTAATATTGCTTTCATTTCCACGTTTTAAAAACGATTACATTCAACAAAGATATAATGATGTTATTGCTGAAAAAGAAGTTGTATTACGTCATTGGAAATTTAAAGTAGATCCAGAACTGCCAGATGGAATGGAAGGCAATGAATTTGAAATGGAATGGGAAGAAGACCACATTGTTTCCTACAAGATTCCGAGAGTATATGCACTTAAAAGACCAACATGGGAAGTAAACCCTACACGTAAAATAACTGATTTTACTATTGATTTTTATACAGACCCAACAGATGCGCTATCTCGTTTTGCATGTATGCCACCAGATGCAACAGATGCTTTCTTTAAAAATCGTGCAGTAATTGAAAAAGCATTTTCAAATCCTAATTTAAATGTAGATTCATATGGACGCTTTGCTGATACATTCAAACCAAATTCAGAAAAATGGTATTACATTCACGTTGACCTTGCACAAAAGCATGACCACTGTGCAGTCGCACTGGCACATGTTCATAATTGGGTTACAATGAAAATTGGGGATAAGATGAAAGAAGCTGCCCCACGTATTATAGTAGATGCAGTCAGATTTTGGACACCAACAGCATCAAAATCAGTAGATTTTACAGAAGTAAAAGATTATATAATTAGTTTAAGAGAACGTGGTTTTAATATTAAAATGGTTACATTTGACCGTTGGAATTCACACGATATGATGCAACAGTTAAAAGCTCATGGCATGAATTGTCAAACATTATCAGTTGCTAAAAAGCACTATGAAGATATGTCTCTTTGTATTACCGAAGAACGTGTAGATGGGCCCAGAATTCAACTGCTGGTTGATGAACTGCTTCAACTACGCAT